ATCAGTCCCTATGGAACATGGGCGCGATCACACCGAACGAAATCCGCGACCGCGAGGATTTCCCACTACTTGAAACGCCAGCGGCGAACGAGACGTTCGTCCAGCTTGGGTTCTCCACGCTCGACGCTGCGGCAGCCCAGGCGAGTGTCGCGCCGCCTGTCGCCGCGGACACCACGACCGCACCGGCAGATCCCGTCCCCGAGGACGGCGGCGGCGAGAGCGTCGACCAGGCGGGCGGCTTCACCGTCGGCCAGTACGTCTACTTCGACGGAGGCGACGGGACGATCGAGCACCTGATGACCGACGGCGTTCTCGGCGTGGAGGGCTCGCCCTTCGCGATCGTCGCCACGCCCGACGCCCCCGCCGCGTCGATTCGCGTCCACCTGAACGGCGAGCCGACCGAGTTCACGGTCGGAAAGCGAGTCTCTGAACTGTCGGCCAGCCCCATTGACGGAGAGAACGATGTCGCAAGTTGAAACCCGATATCTCTCCCAGGCGAACGACCCCGATGTCGAGCTCCGCCTGGAGACCCGAGACGACGGCCGGCCCGTGATCGTCGGGATCGCCCCTCCATGGAACAAATGGTCGGTCGACCTCGGCGGATTCAAGGAGCGGTTCATGCCGGGGGCGTTCCGCAAGTACCTCGACCGCTCACCGAACGACCCACGCGGCCCGGCCGACGTGGTCGCGAAGTTTAATCACATGGACTCCGCGGTCCTCGGGCGAACCACGAACGGCACGCTCGACATCCAGGAGAACGCCAAGGGCCTCGTCTTCCGGGCGACCCCGCCAGTCGGCACGCCGACCACGGCCGAGGTCGTGCCCCTGATCCGAGACCGCTACGTCTTCGGGTCTTCGTTCGCGTTCGCGCTGACCGAGGCCCGGGGCGAGCAGTGGGACGAGGATCCGACCGGCAACGTTACGCGGACGATCACCGAGGCCGCGATCTTCGACGTGTCGCCAGTGACCCACGCCGCCTACCCGTCCAGCTCCGTCGGCCTTCGCTCCCTGTCTGCCTGGAAGGCAGCCCGAGGGCTACTCCAGCACAGGGCCGAGGGCCGCGGGCTGCTGATCTCCCTCGACTACGATCGGACGTTCACCGCGGCCCCTGGCCTGTGGCGGTCGTTCGTGGGCATGGCAACGGCCGCCGGAAACAAGGTCGTCTGTATCTCGCGACGCGAGAACGACGACGCCAACCGCGAGGAGCTGCGGCTCGCGTTCGCGGACCTCGAGGTCTCCGACCTGATCCTCTGCGGGTCGAACACCCAGAAGCGCGACGCCGCGGCCGCCGCCGGCCTGACGGTGGACGTGTGGGTCGACGATTACCCCGAGGGGATTGTCGCGGCTCCGTCGCCTGCCGATGTCGCTCGATCGTTCAAGGTCTCGACGCTCCTCGGGGCTCGGGCCGCGGCGGCGGCGGCCGTCGCCAGGATGAGGATCCATGCCGGCTGAGTGCCCATGCTGCGGCGGTCGATGCCGCGTCGAGTCGAGCAAGCGGGCCGGCGACCGCCAGGTCCGATACGTCACCTGTCAGGACTGCCGCCAGCGTCGCCGCCAGGTCGTCACCGCCGCCCAGGTCTGGAGAAGAAAAACGCGATGAGCATCACGACCGTCCCGATCACCAAGGCCGTCGACCACCCGGGCCTCCTGGACAAGATCACGAGCTACATAGCGTCGGCGAAGGTCGCGGCCGCCGACGGCCTGACCTGGTCCGAGTTCGGTGAGCTGCTCCTCGCGCTCCTCCGCCTGGTCGTGTCGGCTCTCGACTCCGTGTCGACGCTCTCGGGGGCTGAGAAAAAAGCCCTGGCGATCGACGCCGTCGCTCGACTCTTCGATGCCGTCGCCGACCGGGCCGTCCCGCTGGCGGTCTATCCGCTCTGGATCCTGGCCCGGCCCGCGGTCCGCTCTCTCGTTCTCGCTCTGGCCGGCGGCGTGCTCGAGCAGCTCCTTCCCCTCGTGAGAATCGCCCGATGATCGTCGCCCTCCTGATCGCCACGGCCGCCTACTTGTTTGCCGGCGACCGCGTGAAGGCCTTGATCGGTGACGTGTCGCTCCCGGCCCTGGAACGGCGACACGTTGTCGGGGCTGCCCTGCTCGCGGCCGCCGCGGTTGCATGGAGCTCGTCAGGCCCGGCCCCGGCTCCGACACCAGCTCCCGGCCCTGCCCCCGGAGGATTGAATCTCCGCGGGACGTTCGTCGGTCCGGATGCCGCGGCCGACGCCGCGACCGTTTCGGCCCTGATGGAAGAGCTCGCATCCGAGATCGAGTGGGACGGCATGCAACCCGAGCAGCTCATCCGGACAGGCGTCGCGGTCGACGACCTCCGCCAGCGGGCCCGCGAGCTGCGATGTCGCGGAGTGTCGCTCGGAGAGAAACACCCGCGAGCCCGCGAGGCGATCAAAGCACACCTCGACGCGACTGCCGGCATCTCCGGCGGCCCGCTGACGCCGCCCCAGAGATCCGCCTGGATCTCCGCCTACCGTGACATCGCGAGGGCTGCCGCCGATGCCGCACGCTAAGACCCTCCGCTGGCTGGCTGTCGCCCTGCTCTTCGGGCTCGCGGTCGCCGCGATCGTCGGCGGTCTCGACCGAGGCCCACGCCCGGCCGGCTGGTCGGCCGACGACAACTACGGCTACCGACCGGACCCTCGCGGCGTCGAGGCCTTCCTGGCCGAGCTGCCCGAGCCGCTGTTCCGGCAGGCCGGCGAAGAGACCATCCGCGAGGCAAAGGGCGTCGACACGTTCCTCTATCGCTCTGCCGTGAAGGCACACCAGACGCTCTACGGAAAGCCGTGGGTCGTGGAGCGGCAGGGAATCGGGGATTGTGTTTCCTGGGGATGGGCTCACGGAATCTGGATCGCCCAGGCGATCGACTGGGAGACCGGCCGTCTGGCCCAGCCGCCGCCATTCCCGAGCACCGAAGCGGTATACGGAGGCTCTCGCGTCGAGGCTCGCGGCCGATCGGGCGACGGCTCGTCCCCGGTTGGCGGCTACTCCGACGGATCCTATGGCGCCGCCGCGGCCCGCTGGGTCCGCGACTGGGGCGTCGTCTACCGCGAGCAGATCGGAGGACACGACCTTCGCGTCTACTCCGCCCAACGGGCGAAGGCGTGGGGCGCGTATGGCAACGGCGGGCAGGGCGACGGCGGCAAGCTCGACACGCTCGCCAAGAAACACCCGGCCGGGCACGTCGCCCTCGTCACGACCTGGGCCGAGGCCGCCGCGGCGATCGAGGCCGGGTTCCCGATCCCGGTCGCCAGTATGCAGGGCTTCGCGTCGCAGACCGACGCCCAGGGCTACGCGGCCGCGTCCGGGCAGTGGGCCCATCAGATGTGTTTCGTGGCGGTCCGCTACCAGAAGAACGGCAGCCCCTCGGACGCTCTCCTGTGCCTGAATAGCTGGGGCCCTCGGTGGCTCACCTACAAAGGCAAGTTTCCGCTCGACCAGCCCGACGGAAGTTTCTGGGTATCTCGCCCGACGGTGGAATCGATGCTCCGGGCGAAAGATAGTTTCGCCGTCGGCTCCGTAGCCGGGTTCGGCTGGAGGGATCTCCATAACGGAAACTGGCTGGCCCCGGCTCCGCCTGAAACGATCGCCGGTCTACCGCTCTCGTATTCGCTCGCCCCGTGAGGATTGCCATGGATCGCCGAACTCTCTGGATCGTCGCCGCCGCCCTGGTCGTCGGCTACTGGCTCGCGTCGAGCAGCTCGTCGCCGATACCGTCGCCGCGTCCTAACGACCGTCCCGCCGTTCGATGGTTCGCCGGGATCGCGAAGCGTCTCCTCTGGGTCGCCCTGATCGCGGAGAAGCCTCCCGAGGAGCCGCAGCCGGACCACCGGCTCGCCCACACCACACGCGTCGGTGAAGACGGTTACCCGATCGTCGACAACGCGAGGGGGTGGTAGATGTCACTTTCTGGAATCTGGAACGCGTTCGTCGCTTTCCTTGTCTGGCTCTCGGCCGACCCGAGGGCCGTCGACCTCGAGGCCCCGAAGGCGGCGGCCGCCGTCGCCGCGGCTCGGGCCTCCATGCTCACCGAGGCTCCGGCCCCGCCGGGCCCGACGCCCACGGAATGCGACTGCGGGTCGACGTGCGTCCGCGGGGTCTGGAAGCCCGACGGACGGATCGAGCAGCGATGCTCGTGCAAGTGCAAACGGTGTGAGGCCGAGCGAGCGAAGGGCAAGCCGACGACCTGCACGACCGGGACCTGTCGCTGATCGTCCTACCGTAGGACGGCCGGAGATTCTGCCGGGGCTGCCGACCATATCGTGACGTGCGGTAAGGACACCACACGCTCACCGAAGGGACCACACCCATGCCGTCGCCCAAGCTCGCCCGCCTCCAGGACGAATCCGTCACGCTCTCGAAGCAGATCGAGGACCTCCGGGCCATCGAGCCGAAGGACGACGCCGAGAAGGCGAGCATCGAGGAGCGGCTCTCGACCGCGATGAAGCGGGCCGACGTGGTCGCCACGGACGCCGCGTCGGAGACCGCGCTCGACGCGCGGCTCGCCGCCCTGCACGCGGTTCACACCTCGGCCGGCCCGAGCGAGGCCCGCGGGGTGATCGAGAAGGCCACCGCTGGCGAGGACGACTACACCCCCGACCTCGGGGCCGGCGTGAAGGCATTCCGCTCGAAGAAGGCGGCGGCCGCGGTCGGCGTCCACTTCGCACGGATGGCCGGCGTCAACACCCGGGCCATGGGCGAGACGAGCTCACTCTACGCCGCCACGGGCGCGGAGTACGTCATCGCGGAGCTGAACGCCGCGATCGTGAACCTGCTCCAGTACAAGTCGGTGGCGGTCCAGCTCGCGAGCGTCTACCGCCCGAACGGCCAGACACTGAAGCTGCCGACCTCCGGCAACTTTACCGTCGGGTTCACCGCGGAAGGCACGGCCTTCACCGACCAGGACCTCGCGACGGGTTCGAGCGACCTGACCCTGTTCGAGGGCGGCGGCTCGGTCGCGGTGTCGAACTCCCTACTCGCCGACTCCCCGATCGACGTGGCCGGCCTCATCGCCGACCGCGTCGCCCACGGGCTCGCCGTCTGGTACGACACGATGTGGCTGACCGGCAACGGCTCGAATCCGACGATCGCCGGCCTGCCGGCCTCGGTCGCTGGTGGTAACACCATCACCGTTGCCACCGGCTCGGCCCTCACGACCGCCGCGAACCTCGCCGACGTGGTCGGCCTGGTCGACGAGACGATCATGGGGACCGGCGTTTGGGTCGCCAGCAAGCGGGGCTACGTCGACCTAATGAAGATCTGGAGCGGCCAACAGACGACCATGACGGTCGGCGGCGGCCGGGTCCTCCCGACGGTTTTCGGTGCCCCGGTCTACATCGCCAAGGGCATGCCCTCCACGACCTACGCCCTGTACGGCGACTTCTCGAAGTCGACCGCGATCGGCCTGGCCGCGAGCGGAGTTGAGATCACCGTCGCGAAGGAGCTCCTTGTCCGAAGTCGCCAGACGCTGTTCGTGGCGTCGACCCGGCTCGGCCTCGTCAACAACGGCCCGTCCTTCGTGGCCCGTCTCGCCAAGACTGCGTGACCCTGAACGCTGACTGATTCACGGGGGCCGGGGCTGGCAGGGATGCCGGCCCCGGCTCTCTGCCTATTCGGACCCGCGGAGGACTGATGAGCAAGCCCCACACGGTCCGTGTTCTCCAGTGGCCGATCGTCGAGCCTGTCTCCCTCACCGAGGCGAAGGCACAGGTCGGGATGCTGCCGGACCAGGACGAACACGATCGATTTCTCCTCGACAAGATCGCCGCCGCCCGCCGGCTGATCGAGAAGCGTCTGTCGGTGACCCTTGTCGCGACCCAGTATCGGGCGACGTGGAAGGAGGGCGGCAGTGTGCTCGACCTGCCGGCTCCGCCCGTGCTCGTCTCGGCCGCCTACCCGATCACGATCACGGTCGACGGAGTCGCTCTGGCCTCGACCGACTACGAGATCGACCAGGACGCGTTCCCGGCGACCGTGACGCTCGGCATCGCGACGACCGAGCGCGTCGTCGTGACCTACTGGGCCGGCGTCGTGCCGGGCGGCATGATCGAGCCGACGGTCCGGTCTGCCCTCCTGGCCTATGTGAACCATCAGTTCGAGAACCGCGGGGTCCTCAACACCGAAGGCGGCGGCGAGCTTCCCCAGGCGTTCGAGACGCTGCTCGCCGCGAGCTCGTGGAACGGGGGCTGGTGATGCCGCAGCCTGCCGGACGATACCGCGAGCTCTTCGTCCTGGAGCGGCCCGTCCGCACCCGCAACGCGGCCGGCGGCACGGTCGAGACCTGGGAGACCGTGGCGTCGATCCTCGGCTCTTACGAGGCGACCACCTACTCCGAGCAGGCACGACGCGGGCAGGTCGGCGGCGGGATCTCCGCGACGGTCTACACCCGATACCGCGCCGGGGTCGCTGGCGACATGCGGCTCCGCTGGCCGGCCCGCGGCGGCAGGACGCTCTACATCTCGGCCGTCGTCGAGCAGGGCAACCGCGAGGACCTCGAGCTGTCCGTCGAGGAGCAGGCCGCATGATCTCTCTCTCGTGGAATAGCTCGTTCGAGCCGAATACCTTTGACTCGAACAAGGTCATCGCAGGCCTGATGTCCCGCTACAAGGCCCTGCCGAAGCACATCGCGAAGAAACACCTCAAGGCCGCCATGCGGCGGGTCCTGAAGCCGGCGATCCCGATCCTTCGCAGAAACACGAAGAAGCGGTCGACCGGTGCCCTTCGCCGTGCCGTCACGGTCAGGACCGGGCAGTCGGGGAAGAACGGCGGGTTCGACTCGTTCGTCTACGGAGTGCTCGGATACAAGGCGTCTTTTGAGTCGCGGAAGGCGATCTGGCTCCAGTTCGGCACGAGCGGCGGGGTCCGTGCCTACCAAATGATGGAGAAGACGCTGGCCGAGTTCGGCCCTGTAGCGGCGAACAAGCTGGCCGAGGAGATGGCGGTCGGCCTGGAGAAGGCCGCCGCAGAACTGGCGGCCGGAAAAAATCCTGGATACGGAGGCTGATATGCCCGGCTCCCCTCATGTCTGGCTCCGCGAGGCGATCGAAACGGCGACGGGCTCGACGGCCTGGCCGGTCGGCATGACCGGCACCAACGGCCCGCCGTTCGTGATCTACGCCCGCGAGGCGACCAGCCGCGAGCAGGTCCTCGCCGACACGTTCGACGACACGCCGGCCGCCGACCAGATCAACCCGGTCGCCCGGTTCCTGGTGGCGATCTACGCGGACGACTACGTCCAGGCCTGGACGATCGCCGGCCAGATCACCCCCGCGATTCACAAGTTCGCGGGGACCGCCAGCGGGACGGCGATCGAACACTGCCTGGTTCTCGACGAGCGGGACAGCCAGCCGGACTACCTCGACGGCCGCGAGACCCCGACCTACACGGTCGAGCTGTCGGTCGAGATC